TTGGGTAAATTGTTGGTTTCAGGCCCAAGTGAGGCCGATTATAGCCTTGATGCGGGTGGATATTTGCTAAAAGCGTGAGTTTTACTGTCCTTTAACTAGCAAATTGGCTGGCGTTGTTTTACCGTGACGAAATTGTAAAGCAATGCCAAGGGCAAAAATTTATTTACATGGTGCTATAGGCAATGATTGGTGGAGTGGTGTGGATAACACTGCCCAGCGTTTTATTGCTGATTTTAACGCTGCTTTGGCTAACCCCGAGGTGGCGGATATTGCCATACATATAAATAGTGTTGGTGGTGATGTGCACGAGGGCCTGGGCATTTACAACACCATTAAGGCCAGCACTAAGCCAACGGTTGCCGTTATTGATGGCGTAGCGTATAGCATGGGGGCGATTATCGCGCTTGCCGCAAACACCACCCAAATTGCGGCCAATGGCCTGTTTATGCTACACAATGCCAGCGGTATGGATTGGGGCAATGCCCGGTCGTTTAGAAATACTGCTGAGCTGCTTGATAAGTATGACAACCAGCTTGCTGTTAGCGTGGCTGCCAAAACCGGCTTAAAGCTGGAGGATGTAAAAGCCCTTTGGTTTAATTACGAGGATAACTTTTTTACGGCACAAGAAGCTAAGGCTGTTAGCCTGGTGGATGATGTGCTTGATGATGCTGCCGACCTACCGGCTGATTTTGATGCGCAGGGCCCGCTGCTTAAAGTGGCTGCCCAGTTAGGCAAGCACTACCAACCCAAACAAGCCACATGGTTTGCTAAGTTGGTTACTGAGGTTAAAGGCGCTTTGCTGCCCACCCCTGCCCCTGCGCCTACCCCTACCCCCGAAAATTTTACTGACACTATGATAATTAAGAACAACCACACGGCTTTGGCTGCCTTTTTTGGCGCTGAGGCTGTAGAAGGTGATGCTGTGCTAAGCGTGCAGCCAACCGAAGAGCAAATTGAGGCGCTTAACGCGCGCTTGGTTGCTGCTGCTGCCGCTGAGGCTAGCGCAACGGCTTTGCAGGCACAGCTTGATGCTGCTACTGCAGAGCAAACCCGCTTAACCGCAGAGGTTGAGCGTTTGGGCAATTTGGCCGGGCAAGCCCCAACTGCACCTGGTGCGGGGGAAGATGATGATGCACCAACCAACACGGGCGATAAGCCTAGCTGGGTGGTTAGCGCAGAAAAGGCCGGATACGTAAAAAAGTAACTTTTAAAAATCGCGAATAAACAATGAAACGCACTCTCACTCTCTTTGTCGCGGCATTTGCAACCTTCTTACTAGGGGGTGTATCTGCTGCATTTGTTGGTGTTGCCCCTATTGTGGGTAGCATTGGCCTTTTTGGTTTAAGCATGATTACGCCCACCATGCAGGGGGCCCTTATGCAAACGGTTAGCATTACTGAATTAAAAACCAAGCTTGGTGATTATTTCCGCAATGACACCAGCATTTATGTTAAGGAAACGCTGCTTGGCATGCAAAACATTACTGACCGCTTTGCGGTGATGGATGATGTTAAGGATGAGCAACCTCTGCCAAACTTGAGTATTACGGATTTGGTACGACCAAAGAAGAGTACCACGTTTGACCCACCTACTGATGCGATTGCTTTTGGCGCACGCATATTAAAGGTGCGCGGTGCTAAAGTTGACTTGCAGATTATACCTAGTGATCTTTACAATAGCTGGTTGGGTAAATTGTACGCAAAAGGTAGCAACCCTTATGATTACCCCTTTGAGCAAATGATTGCTGAATATGTGCAAGCACGTGTGCAGGAGAATATACGCATGAAGGCCCTATTTAGTGGTGTTTACAATGCTGCAGGTACTACGCCTGGCGCTATTATGGATGGTATTAAAACCATTATTGCTGCTGAAATTACGGCTACCAACATTGCCCCTGTGGTAACCGGTGCCATAACTGCCGCCAACGTAATTGATAAGCTTGAGCTTGTTTATGACGGCCTTGGTGAAGCCTATAAGAATGGTGAAACGCAGCTATTGGTTAGCCCAACCATTTACGATTGGTATAGCCGCAAATACCGCGAGCTGTATGGCGCAAACAACAACTATGATGGCATGAAGCCAGGCATGGTTATGTTGGATGGCACAAGCTGCTGGATTAAGCGCGAACCTGGTTTAACCGGAAGTGGCCGCGTGATTTGCACGACCCCTGATAACATTACCTACGGTATTGATAGCGCAAGCGATGAGAACACCATTTTGGTGGAGCAAGAAAAACGCGCCATTAACCTGATGATGGACTTTAAGTGTGGTGTTGAGTTTAAAGAAATTCACGCACGTGCCCTAGCGGTTAACGATCAGGCATAAAATAACCCTGAAGCGCAGGGGGCTATGTAGGTAACAGCACAGCGCCCCCACACTTCAACCTAAATTTTAAAGAAATTATGGCCAACGAGTTAGAAGAAAAAATTGCAGCCCTAGAGGCTGAAAATAATGACCTAAAAGGCATAGTGGCTGATATGCAGGAGAAGCTTGAAGAAGCTGGAGCTACTGCCGCCAAGGCGCCCCAGGTTAAAGTTGCTACCCTGAATAAGGTAAAGTATGAAGTGACCAGTGGTGCGTATGTGCCGGTGCTTGGTGCTTTTAGTATTGATGAGCTTGCCAAAAACAAAGAAGCTATGGCAGCCGTGCTTGGTATTGAAGGACAAACGATTTTAAAACCTCTATAAAAAATGGTTGATTACGTAGATATACGCACCGCGAAAGAGCGGAACCCAGCAGGCACCAAGCGCACGCTTTATTTTGCGCCTGTTGATGATTTTTTAGTGATTGGCGATGTGCCCACTACCCCCGCAACCTTGGCTGAGGCCAATGTGATTGTGGCTGACCACACCTTTACCAGCCCCAAAGGCTTTTTTAAGCTTGAGCTTGAAACGGATAAGCAGGACCTGGTGAGTGAGTATATAGGCAACGTTATGGGCGGTGACCAGGCGTTGAACTTTACCGGCTTTGCCACGGGTATGGGTGATGAGCAAATTGCGCTTTTCGAAAAGTTGGTGCAGGAGAAGCACATTGTGCTTGTGCCACTTAAAGATGGCAAGATTTTGCAAATGGGCGATGCTGACAATGGCGTAATGTTTAAAGCTGCTTTGCAAATTGGCAAAGAGAGCGATGGCGAGCGCGGTTGGAATGTAAGCGTGCAACACTTTGGCCGCGTAGTGCGCTATGATGGCACGGTAACCTTTGCCGGTGTTTAATGGTTACGTTGCCCGAAGCTTTACGCAAGCACTATAAAGTGGTTAACTACCACCATAAAAGCTTTTTGCGGGGCGGTAAGGCATATAACCTTGAAACGCTAACGGTTGGCCAAGCGGAGGAGCTTGTGCAAAGCAACTGGCCGTATTTAGTACGGGTTAAAAAAACCAAGAAGGCGGACTTTCCGCTGGAGACATTTTAGGAAGTAGTTTTTTTTCATAATTGGGTTGATTTAGGCGAAAAGCCCTCTAAGCAATTAGGGGGCTTTTTGTTTTGCTATTTGATGATGCCTAGCAGGTGCAGGATGAATGCTATGGTGAGCATGATGAGGCCAAGGATGATGTACCCTTGCTGTGTGGGGTATAGGCTATTGAACCATTTTTTTAGCATAGCATAAATTTAGTGTTTTTTGGGCGTCCGGGCGGGCTTTACGCTATTACTCCGCGCACCCCTGCGGGCTGCTGCGGGGTAGCCGCTGCAATCCCTGACGCTTTTGGTGTACTTTAGCCCCGCGACAATTATCCTTTTTTTATAGTTCTGGCTGGCCTTGATCAAGGTAGCCGGGTGTCTCTGTGCAAACAGAGGTTACACTTTTTAAAAGGGTAATTGTCGCAAGCATCCGGCTACTATTTTAAACATCCAAAGGTAAAAATGGAAATTAAGGCTAAGGTTAAGGAGGTTTTGGAGCATCATTATGCGCCTGTAAAAACCAAAAAAGAGGCTAGTATTACGGTTACTACCACTACTCTTTTTACTCGATTTAAAGAGGTTTACCCTGATTTGCAAAACCCACAGCTTGTGGCTGATGTGTTGGATGAGCTGGGGTATATTGTGGCGGATGAGGGGGAGTTGGATTTTGTTTGGTTGATGGTTGAGCGGCCTGTCCTTTAACCACGCGGCCTTTATGCCCACTTTTGGGCTATGCACGATGATATTAAGGGGTGGCTTGCTATGCCGGCCGATTACACGTTAGGTTTATCACTTTTAAAAAAGCATGCCCCGCATAAGGTTGTGCTGCTGCAGGTGCTTGGCTCTGGTGATACCTTTTACAACCGTGGCCGGTTGCTGCAAGAACTCACTGATCTATCGCCCACGCCCACTGTGTTGGCTAGCCACACACAGAGGGCGGCCCCTGCATCAACATCAACCTTAAAAAAGGCTGTGGATACGCCTGTAAAGTATGGGCGGCTAAAAAAGGAGGATTATCCGCAGCAGTTATGGCCTGCTTTTACGAGGCAAAATGAGTTGTATAAGGCCGTAAATCATTTGCATAGCCAACTGGAGCTCCTCCATGAAATTGACCAGGGCAGGTGCACGGATGCGTGCCAGGCGATTGTGAGCCATTGGCGAGAAATTAATACGATTTATAGGGTGTTGGATTATTGGGTGGAGAACAAGGTTATCCTCAGCAATAAATATCAGCCGAAGGCGGAAATAGAAATTACTGACCGGGCGGCTATGGTTAGGCGTATAAATAGTTTGCGGGTGCGCATTAGCCAGAATAAGAAAAAGGTGGGCAAGGAGCCTGAATTGGCGGCTTGGCGCAAGGAGATTGAAGAATTGAAAGTATTGATTGATGGCGATGTTGTTTAACACTGCTGATATTAAGCCCTTTGAGGTTGCCGGGGTTGCTGCCCCATCATCGTGCATTGGTGGTGGCCGCGTGCTACTGGGTGGCAGCTTACGGCACCTTGAGGGTGCTATTGGGGTTTTGGAGAAAGATGTGCACCTCCATTTTGTAACCATGGGCAAATGGAGCATGCACCAGTTGGTTATTTACTTGATAGATCAGATTGGGCCCGCTGCCTTATACATGACCAGCTGGAGCATGACGGAGCAGCCTTTGAGGGCGTTGCTTAATTTAAAACTTACGGGTGGCATTACTGAGGCGCATTGCATTTTAAGCGATCGGGTTATTGAGCGCACGCCCGAGGTTTATGATGTGGCGAAGCATGTTTTTACGCAACTAAAGCTGATTAAGCTGCATGCTAAGGTGTGTGTGCTTCAAAACGCGGATTGGTGCATTGCCATAGTGGGCAGTGCTAACTGGACTAAAAACCCACGGGTTGAGGCGGGTGTGATTGATACCAGGAGCGAGGTTGGATTGTATCATAAAAAATGGATTTTGGATGAGCTTGGACGACATAACTGAGGAGCAGTTGCAGATGGTTGAGGATATGGGGGCCGTGCTTTTTAATCCGGAAGAGGCTGCGCTTGCGATTGGTATTGATGTTGGTGGCTTTTTGGTGCAGCTGGATGATGTAACCTCTGATATTTACAAGCGCTACCACAAGGGGCGCTTGCTGGCCATGTATAAGGTTAGAAAAAATGTTTTTGATATGGCGGCCAATGGTAGCGGCCCTGCCCAGCAGTTGGTAGAAAAATATGTTAAAGAGTATGGATGGAAAGAGAAGCTTAAGGAGGCACAGCGCTAAGGAGCTGCTTGGCGTGCGCACGGATGCGGAGCGCATTATTGCGTTTTTGCAGAGTGATGTGGATGATGTGCATGAGCGCAACCAGTTAACGCCTGCGCTGCATGTAAAGCTTGAGCGCATCATAACTGCTAAAAGCCTCTTGCTGCAGCACAAGTTTGTGCCCAAGGTGCAGAAGATGCTGATGCATCAATACGGCTACACCATTGGCAGCGCTATTACTGACCTCAATTTATGTTACCAGGTATTTGGGCCGATTATGCACATAACCCGCGAAATGCGCAGGGTTATTGCTGACGAAATGATACGGCAAGACCGTGACCTTGCTGTGGAGCTTAAGGATGTGAAGGCGTTGAACCAGGCCACGGCTAATTATATTAAACTTCATCAGTTGGATAAGGACGAGGCAGAGCTGCCTGATGTTAGCCACTTTACCTTCCACCAAAACATTATTGCGGTGCTGCCTGAGCAGGTGGGTATTAATCCGGTTAGTGAGGATGAGCTTTTAAAGCGTGTTGGCGAGTGGTTAAGTAAGGATGCTGAAAATACCGATTATGAGCAGTTGGAAGGTTGAGAGCAAGCCGCTTCACTACAACATACCGCAGATAAAGGTGATGTTGGTACGGGCGTGGGAGAATTACTTGGTGATGGGCAGAGGTACGGGTAAGAGCTCGGGCATCCTCAGCCCTTGGCTGGTTGATAATGCGCGCGATATGCCGCGCAGTAGTGGCGGCATTGTGGGCGCTACGTTTATGCAGCTCTTGGTGCGCACCCTACCCCCTGCCATTAGCAACTGGGCGCGGATGGGGTACGTGCGTGATGTGCATTACATTATTGGCAGAGAGCCTGATGAAAAGTGGAAACGAATGTGGAACTGGCAGGGGCCTCGCACGATGCCCTTGGATAGCAAGTATGCCATTTATTGGTTTAATGGCAGCAGTCAGGTGCTTATCAGCCAAGACCGTGTGGGCAGCAGCAACGGTTTAAGCCTGGCATACATTGGGGGCGATGAGGCCAAGTTGCTAAACAAAGAGCGCCTTGATGATGAGATTATGCCAACGCTGCGCGGAGATAGGAGTTACTTCGGGCACCTGAGCTGCTACCGCAGCAAGATGTTTTTAACGGATATGCCCACGGCCAGTAAAAGCAAGTGGATTTTAGAGAAAGAAGGGGACATGGACCGCAAACAGGTGAAGCTGATCATGGAGCTGCAGCTGCACATCAACATCTTAAAGAAAGAGCTAAACCGGCCAATGAGTGATGATTACCGGTATAAGCAGCTTAACCGGATTGCGAAGCTAGAGGCACAGCTAAACAAACTGCGCCAAGGCAGTATTTACTATGCTGAGGCCAGTGTTATGGATAACATTGATGTGCTTGGTATCGAGTTCTTAAACGATATGCGCAGGCAGTTAAGCCCTGCTAAGTTTGATGCCAGCATAATGAACAAACGCACCAGCCGTGTAGAGGGCGGGTTTTATCAATTAATTGATACCGATAAGCACGGCCAAGAGTGGGTTGATTACAGCTGGGCAGATAGTATTGATTATGATTTTGACCAGCTGCAAGTGCCTGATTGCCGCAAAGATGGAGGTATGCTGCACAAGGCGCCACTTGATGTGGCCTTTGACTATGGTGCGCAGATAAACTGCATGGTTGTTGGGCAAGAGGTAGGCAATGAGTTCAGGGTGTTTAATAGCCTGTATGTGCTGCACCCTCAGCTTATTACTGATGTAGTAGATAAGTTCTGTAAGTACTACGCCCACTACCCCACTAAGGAGGTTAACTACTACTATGATCACACAGCCATTGCGGCCAGCGGTATTACTGATTTCACCTATCGCAGCCAAGTGGTAGAGGCCTTTGAGCGCCATAAATGGACGGTTAATGAGATATACTGCGGCCAAGCGCCAACGCACGACCGCAAGTATGAGTTCTGGGGGGTTCTGCTGCAAGAGAATGACAGCAGGATGCCAGCCTTTAGGTACCACCGCGTTAACTGCGAAAAGCTTGAGACTTCAATGCTAGGGGCTGGCCTAAAGCAAACACCCAAAGGCTTTGAAAAAGATAAGTCACCAGAGCGTGACCCTGACCAGGCACAAGAAGATGCCACTCACCTATCTGATGCAATGGACACGCTAATGTTCTTCAAATATCACAAGGCTTATGGCATAGAGTTGCCGTTCATAGCCACCATGCACATCTAGATCCTTTCACTCGGAGACCCCCATGAATGGGGGCCGCCTCAATCAAGGGGGCGCGGCCGCGCGCGCTCATATATCCCTTTCTCTTTCGCAGGAAATTAAGCCTTTTCGGTTGGGGCAGCCGCTTGGGTCAATGCGTGATAAAAGAAAATTTGTTGTGCAAATTTTTTTTACCCGCTTTGGCCATTGGTTTTTATATGATTTTTTGGGTGTTTTTTTGGGTAAAAATATACTCATATTGAGTATATTTTGTGTATTAGAGTATTGATTTTTAAATACTTACATTATGGAAACAGTAAAAAAGTTGGTAGGCGATACCACGAAAAAAACAGCCGAAAAAGCACCCGAGACGGGCGCAAAAAATCTCTTGAAGGAGATTAGCCGTTTTAACAGAATGGCGCAACTGGTGCGAGTGCGCGCGCGGTTTTTAGAAACGCTTGACGTTTTGCAGGGCACGGAGTTTAAGAACTCTGCCGACCTTGAAAACTTTGAAAACGCCAAGGATTTTAAACTAATACTCAAGCAGGGCTATAACACGGAGGTGTTGAGCGTGAGCAATGAGTTTATTCTGCAGGAGTTTAAAGAGTTTATGACGGCAAAAATTACGGGCAAGATTGCCGGTATTGATGCTGAAATTTTAGCGGATTAAAAAAGAAAAGCCCCCGGAATGTTGACGCATTGCGGGGGCTTGTTTATGAAAACAGTAATACTAAAAAAGAGATGAGCAAGGTAATAATAATAGACCAAACACACTATACTAAAAGTGGAAGTATAGCGGAACGCACGCAGAAAGAGCTTGCACAAAAAGGCTACAGCCATATTTGGAACGCCACCGATTTTTTACACCACTACAACCAGGCGAAGCAACAAGCCAGGAAGCAGCGCACGACTTTACATTTTGGCTGGGCTGCCCTAGAAGCGGTAAAAATGATGTGTTGTGGGGCTGTCCTTTAATGTGGTTGGGGTGGTAAGCATCTTTGGCTTATAGAATTGCTGCATGTATGCCGATGCCTTTGAATGAAGCTATCCCTTTAATGAACCGGAAGAATGCCGAGGGCAAGCCTGCGGCTTTTCATGTGGTGTTTTTTACGCAGGATGGTAAGCGTGTAGAGTTGCCCAGTGCGGTGCGCTGCAGCTTGCCCCCTACGCTGCGCGGCAACCGTGAGTTTATTGGCATACGGCCCAACATTAAGGGGAGGCATGATTATGCTGTGCATCAAAAATTGATTACTGAGTTGAACAAAATACCCGTGGTTTACTGATGGAAGAGCTTGGCAGGGATAGTAGTGGCAATGTGATTTTTGCAGGACACCGAGCAATCGTAACCACGAATGTGGGTGGCGGTGCTACACCTACGCAACAGATTAATCCGAAGGAATTAAAAACGAAACCGTGGAGCTTTTGGGGCACGCGGACTAACCTTTACCCACAGGAGGTTTTGGAGCAGATTGCTGCGGTTAGTTTGGTGGAGCCTATACTTGACTGGAAGGCGCGTGCTTTGTATGGTGGCGGCCTTGCGTATGGCTTGACTATTATTGATGCGGATGGCACGGAGCGCTTTGTGCGGATGTTTGACCCTGAAATTGAGGCATGGCTTGAGGATACGGACATCATGGCGTACATTATGGAGGCCAGCGCGTATTTCTATAATTTTTACAACATCTTCCCAGAGATGGTGCAGAGCATAAACGGTAAGCGAATTGCTTACTTGAGTTGCCTTGAAAGCACGGATGTGCGCTACAAGCGCAGGGAAGAAAGC